TGGATATAATACACTTGTTAATGATTTCACTGGTGTTAAATATATGTTGGATACTTTTCCTGATGCATCAGTGGTATTTGATGCAACGCATAGTGTACAAAAACCTGGAGGAAATGGTACATCGTCGGGCGGAAATAGAAAATACGTTTCAACACTTGCTAGAGCAGCAGCTGCAATTGGAGTCACAAATTTCTTTATGGAAACGCACCCAGAGCCTGATGACGCACCGTCAGACGGACCAAACATGGTTGAATTAAAAAATATGAAACCAATTTTAAAAGATATTAAGAAGATTGTAGACTTATGGGATTAGGCGATGATTTAATGTTTCTTGGTGAAGCTGAGAAAGTATATAACGACACAGGTAAAAAGATATTTCCTGTAATGCCAAGAGGTAATGGTTCAGTTAGACCGTTACCTGATCATAAATGGTCACCTATGTATAAAAATGTAGACTTTATTACTAAAGATCCTACTGATAATTGTTACTCGTTAAGTATTAAACCAAGTAATGGAAGATATAATCACTACATGGAAGAATTAGCTGATGATAAAGAAGGTAGAGGTAAGTATATTCAATATAAGAATTATACTCCTAAACCTTTTAAACTGAGATTTACAAAAGAAGAGCATCAGCTTATTAAAGATAATATTGTTTATAATAACCTTCATAGATTTATTGTAATTAACCCAGATTATAAAAAAGACGTATTCCAAAGTAATAAAGATTGGGGATGGGATAAATGGGCTGAACTAAGTAAAAGGTTATCTGCTTTAAATTATAGAGTAGTAAGAGTTAAACCAACACAAGATTTAGAAGATCTTCCGTATGCTCAAAACGTACTTATCAACAATGTGAGAGTTGCTTTTGGTGTAATAAGTAAAGCAAAATTGTTCGTTACTTACGAAGGAGGATTAATGCATGCAATGGGAGGTTTTAAAGTTCCAGGTGTTATATTATACGGTGGTTTAACTAGTGTTGATGCTATAAAGTATGAAAGAAATACTAATATAGTTTATGAACATCCAGAAACTCCTTGTGGTAGACAATTTGATTGTGATCATTGTACAATTGCTAATTCTTGGATGACTGTAAAAAAAGTATATGATATTGTAGAAAGTAAATTAAATGACTGACGTATGGTTAAACACGTATAATATTTGTAAAAAATATATTGAATCATATAGTACTGGTTTAGATATAGGTTGTAGAAGAGGTGACTTTGCACAACATATGATTAAAGATTTTGATTTCGTACATGGTTGGGACTTTAGAGCAAAACAAGCTCATATTAGAAAATTAAGTAATTTAGATTATAATAAATTTCATTTTCATAATGTTGGTTTAGGAGAAGATAACTATATTACATATTCTAAAGCAGGTGTAGGTAGAATCAAAGGCGAAGGTGATTTTAAAATAGAAGTTAAAACCTTAGATTCATATGAACTAGAAAATATTAGTTTTATTAAGATGGATGTTGAAGGTTATGAACCTAAAGTTCTAGCAGGAGCAGAACAAACTATTAAAAGAAACTGGCCAGTTTTATGTGTAGAAATTAATACAGAAGACAACAACTCGTTAGAAATTTTAGAGGGTTGGGGATATAAATTAAGAGAAGTGGACGATATTCAAAATCATGACTATATATTTACCAAAGGATGAACTACAAAATTATAACGGTTGGTTTCTTCCTACTTTTTGTAATCATTTTCACTCCACTATTGGAGATAATGATATGAAAAATAACTACCAAGCAAGGTGTGATAAGGAAGTTTTTTCTCGTACACCTAACAAAAGAACAGCTATCGATGTAGGTGGTAATGTTGGATTAATGGCTAGAAGATATGCAAATGTTTTCAATCATGTACATTCTTTTGAACCTGAAACAGAAAATTATTCTTGTTTACGTTATAACACGGAAGATTTAGATAATGTTACAACTTATAAACAAGGTTTAGGTGAAATACAAAAAGAAGTCGAAATTGTATTACCTCTAAGTATTAATTCGTGTGGTAGTTGGTCTATTACAGATTTCAAAAATAATGAAGAAGAAAAAAGATCTGAAACTATTAATATTACTACTTTAGATTCTTATAATTTTAGAGATGTAGATTTTATTAAAATGGATATTCAAGGATACGAATTGCAAGTTCTAGAAGGTGCTGTAGATACAATTAGAGAGTATAAACCTACTCTTTTAATAGAAACAGTAAGCGCTGGTAATGACAAATCTACACAGATTGGTAGATTTGTAGCGCAATTTGGTTATAAACAAGTGAAAAAAATAAACAAAGATAGAATTTATACAGTTTAAGGAGAAAAAAGTGATTGCTGGTAAAGTATGGGGAACTACAGAATTAGTAGAGCGAAATGGTGTATTAGAATTTCACAGGATTGTAACTATAGCTAGCGGAGTTTGTTCAAAGCATATGGACGAATACAAATAGAATGGATTCTTTGTGGAGTCTGGTAAATTATTAATTCGTGTATGGCAAAACGATTATGATTTAGTTGACGAAACAATCTTAGGTCCTGGAGAGTATACAAAAGTAAAACCAGGTGTTCAACATCAGTTTGAATGTTTAGAAGATGCTGTTGCATACGAGTTATATTGGGCTGAATTTCCAGAAAAAGATATTGTTAGAGAAACGGTAGGTCATGATGGATCAAAAAGATGAAGATTGGGTTACATCACATAAAGATGTTCTTAAAAAATTAGTCGATGAAAAAATTTTAGAGTTGATTTCTGAACAAAAATCGTTATTAATTAAAGCTGGTCCAGGTAAAGATAAAGATGTTCATAATAAAGTAAGAGATCTTCACAAACAAATATCTTTGTATCTTAATGCAGTCGAAAAACTATGAAAATTTTAATCTGCGGATTGCCTGGCAGCGGTAAAACAACTTTAGCAAAACCTTTTGCTGAACTTATCGGTGCTGTACATTTAAACGCAGATGATATTCGTAATAGATATAATGATTGGGATTTTACACCTAAAGGTAGATTAAGACAGACGCTTCGTATGAGCCATTTAGCAGACGGTGTAGTTATAGCAGGTAAAATCGCCGTAGCTGATTTTGTTTGTCCAACAGAAATAGCTAGAGATTGGTTTAAAGCTGATTACACTGTATGGATGGATACTATAGTAAAAAGTAAGTATGAAGACACAAACACTATTTTTGAAAAACCAAGTAGTTACAACTATCATGTTAAAAAATGGTTTGATAATACTCACGCAGAACTAGTTAAAGTAGTAAAAAATTACGTACTTCATAAAGAAGGCAAACCTACAGAGAGATTATAATGGCTTTTGATTGGGGCAAACCTACAGCTCAAATGCTTGGACGTTTTCAACCTTGGCATGACGGTCATACTGCTTTATTTAAAAAAGCGCTTGAAAAAACCGGTCAAGTTGTTATAATGTTAAGAACTACTTACACTGATTCAGATAATCCATATACTATAGATGATAGAGTTATGCAAATTGTAGAAAAAATAGCTAAAGAAGGTATTACTACAGAGAGTTTTACTATTATTAGCGTTCCTAATATTACAAATATATGTTATGGTAGAGATGTTGGTTATAAGATAGAAGAGATAAGATTTAATCCTGATATTGAAAACATATCAGCTACAAGGATAAGAAATGAATAATGTAGTTTGCGTAAATTGGGGTACAAAGTATAACGTTAATTATACTCATAGAATATATAATATGGTTAAACGTAATACAACTAATCCTTTTAACTTTTATATTCTTACAGACCAAATAGATAGATACGCTAAGTATAAACACTATACACCGATAGAGTTAAACACGGATGAAGTAGGATGGTGGAATAAACTTCAGATGTACAAACCTGGAGTTCTTCCTGATGGAGAATACTTATATTTTGATCTTGATGTTGTCATTGTTGATAATATCGACTGTTTTTTTGACCATCCTTCATTTGGTATTACAAGAGATTTTATCAGACCAGATAACGGACTTCTTCCCGGAAAAGAGTATAACTCGTCGGTTCTTCGATTTAATTCGAGACAAAGTGAAGGAATATACAAGCACTACATAAATAATCGAAAGATGTGGCATGGTTATCAAAAACAAGTTCACTTCTTTGGGGATCAAAATGTTACTTCGCATTATGTTAACCACTATCCTGATTTTCTTAACGTCTTTCCTGATGAATGGTTGTGGAGCTATAAAAAAGGAATGGCTAGAGGAAAGCACGCCGGGGATAGGTCTCAAATGTTTGGTAGATGGATTC